ACCACCTATTTTTCTGGACACTAATTTTTGGACCTTTTCTATTACCCTGACCTCGTGCATTAGGATCATATACATCTTCTTCGTCATCAGAATTTAAATCCTTAGAAATATCCCAGAATTGTTTAGAACCAAGTTTAAAATCTTTATGATTTTCGGCTTTATACCAATATATTTGATCTTGAAGTTTGTTCGATTTAACATTATTATTAATAACTAAACATTCATAATTTTCGGTACATTGATCCATAACTTGACAAAACGATTCAAATGTTGGAAACATACCAGCATAGTTCTCATATATACGTTTGCGATTTGCGATATATGGTTCGCGCAAAATAAACACGTAATCAATGTTAGTTCTTAGTACTGGAGGAATACCTAAAGGATATTGCATGGTGATGATTAGCATGATTTTCCAATGACGGCCATTCATAAATAATAAACGCATCATTTTATCACGAGTCCATTTATCATCAAAAAGACAATCGTCTAGAATAACAAATGCGCGCGGATCAATATTCGAACGTTTATATGACTCTATTTCTTTTTTTACCTGTTTTAAAACAGTTCGTTGGCGTTTGAGAATGTTTTCAATAATAGCACTATTATATTCATCATGAATAAATAATTTAGGAACATGATGACTATAAAATCCATTACCTGCTTCAGTACCGGAAATAACAGTTCCAATTGGAATATCTTGATGATAATACAACATATCTCTTACCAAATAACTCTTACCTGTATCACGGCGACCAATCATTACAATAACAGGACCGGTATTTTGATCGGCTTTAAATGTAATACTTTTCATATCAAATTTTTTAAGTTGTAAGGTCATTTAATAATCTTTAAGAAAATAAAAAATTATATAAAAACGCTAAATAAGTTATAATATTTATTAAAATATCTATTATTTAGATAATGGAAATATCTTATAAAAAAATAAATAATCTGGATCTATTCAAAAATTTTGAAGATGTAGAGTTATTAAATATGGAAACATGTCAAAATTATATCCCATTATATAATAATTTTTTCACATTAAATGAAACAAATTATAATTCAATAAATTTAAATAATCAAAATAATTTACATTCATTAATAAAAAAACAAACAGAAAATATATTTTTAGGAAGAATTCAAAATGAAAATAATGATATTATAGAAAAAAATATATTTTTTAAATTATGTCCATTATTAGATCCATTTAAATATATGGCAGGACAATATGATATATGTGATAATAATTTAATGACTCTTCCTAAATTAAAAAATGATAATAGTCATTATAAAATAAAAGATAAAAATAATTCATCTTATGTTGATAGTTTTTTCACATATCTTACAAGTCAATTATATAATAGATTGCATTTTTTTCATGGATTAGATTTTTATGGGTCATATTTAGGATATAAGAAAAATTTACATATAGATATTGGAGATGATATAGATATGTTAGCTGATAAAGATTTTTTTCATAAAAATACGAATACATTATTTACATTTATAAATTCTGAACATAAAGAATTATTTAAAGAAGATACAAGATGCAATAAAAAAGTATTAAATTTAGGTGATAATATAAATTTAAATGATTTGGATAATAATGATAATATATTGAATTTAACAGATATTACATCATTAGATGATATTAATGATAATAATAATAACAATAATAATACAGATATATCTTCTATAGAAATATATTTATCATCTATAAATCAAGATAATAAAATAACTTCAATAAAATCCTCAAATTCTACAAAATCGACTAATTTATCTAATTCTGATTTTTCATCAAGATCATCGAATACCGAAAATAGTGAAAATAGTGAAAATAGTGAAAATAGTGAAAATAGTGAAAATAGTGAAAATAGTGATGAAATATACAGCGATGACTCATCAGATGTTGAAAGTATAATGGTATCAATTGATAAATTTCCAATACAAGTTATAGCATTAGAAAAATGTAGTAATACATTAGATTATTTATTTATAGAAGATAAATTAACTCATGAAGAATTAGGAGGAATAATATTACAAATATTAATGATGCTAATTACATATCAAAAATTATTTAATTTAACACATAATGATCTTCATACAAATAATATAATGTATATAGAAACTGATAAAACATATTTATATTATAAATTAAATAATAAACATTATAAAGTAAAAACATTTGGAAAAATATTTAAAATTATAGATTTTGGAAGAGCAATTTATGAGTATAAAAATAATAGAATTTGCAGTGATAGTTTTCATAATGAAGGTGACGCATCTAGTCAATATAATTGCGAACCATATTATAATAAAGATAAACCATGTATAGAACCAAATTATAGTTTTGATTTATGTAGGTTAGGATGTTCAATCTATGATTTTATTACAGAGAAATATGAAACATTAGAGGAAATACGTGAGCCTATATATAAAATAATCATGAGTTGGTGCGATGATGATACGGGACGAAGTATACTATATAAAACGAATGGAGAAGAGAGATATCCAGATTTTAAATTATATAAAATGATAGCTCGAAAGGTTCATAATCATCGTCCAATTGATGAAATAAACAATAAATATTTTAATAAATATATTGTTCCTAAGAAAGAAATAAAAAAAGGATCAAAAATATGCAATATTGATATACTTGAATCAGTATAAGAAATGATATGTTAAAAAACTTATTAATCCAAATAGTACATCAATAAATAAATATATCCAAGCACATTTATTACCAATTATTGCGTTATATGAAAATATAAAATATAATAAAGCATGAATTGGTCTTAATTTATTCCACCAAATTTTATTACCAAAAACTTCTTTACCAGTTTTCCTACTATCAGTTAAATATATATATGTAAAACCTAATGCCGGTATTAATAAAAAATAACCTAAATATTTCAATAAATTAGTAGAAATATTTTTTGCTATATACACAAGAATTAATCGTGAACCGATACAACCTATTAAAAATAATATATATCTTTTATATAATGTATTCATATACTATATAAAAGATATATATTATTTTTATAATTAAAATTTGGGTTTATCGATAAAAACAGGGGCTTCAGTTAACGCGATAGTTTTTAAAGAAAATTGGGTAATAATATGATATCCAATTACAACACTGAAATATACAATAATAGTATCAATTATAATTGTTTTAAAAGATTTATTTTCTTTTGTAATAAATCTCATTTCAAAAAATTTAGCCAGTAAAAATATAAAAGAAATTATTAGACTCGTAAAATATATATTTTCCATTTAATTAATATAGATAAATAAGCTATATTAATTGAACGTATAACTTCCTAAAATATATTTCCTAAATAAATAAATAAATAAATAAATAAATAAATAAATAAATAAATAAATTTATAAAAGTTCTATATCATTTAAAATAGGATTAGAATCTAATTCTAAAGAATTAGATATATTTATAGTATCCATATTTATTTGAATATCATCTCCTATACTTAGTTTTATATTATCATCATCATCATCATCATTTTCATTCATTAATTTTTCTTTATTTATTATAGCATTTTTTTGTAAAGTTTCTAAATCTTTTGGAGCATCAATTAAATGTTTTTTACCAGTAGATTCTATTATAAAATCTTTATTTAAAAAGTCTACATTATTTACAGTTGATTCATTTGATATAGTTGATTCATTTGATACATTTAAATCATTTGATTCATTATTTTTTGAAATATTGTCAGCTATTATATCTAATTTATCATCGATTGATATATCAAGTTTGTTAGATAATGTATCATTTATAGCAAGTTCTGGTTTATTCGATAATTCTGGGTTAGTATATAATTCTGCTTCATTAGATATTATAGGTTCAGTAGATGGGTCCGATTCAGTAGATAATTTATTATTAGATACATCAGTTAAATTAGGTTTAGTATTTTCTACAACTTCTTCTTCTTCAGTTTCATCCATATAAGCATGTAATATTTGTTCAACAGGAATATTATCTCTAATAGTAATTAAAATTGCTTCTTTTACAAGAGTTTCTAATTCTCTATTATTTTTTTGAACTTGTAATGGAAATATATCTTTTTCAAAAAGATATATATTGGTATATAATTTACGAGCGGTATTAATATAAATTTGATGTATGAATTTATCAATCGATGGTATATCAATATCTATTTTTTTTTGTTTTTGACCAACTCTAATACAGGTTAAAGCTTTTAATTGGATAATATGTACACATGTAATTAATTCTTCTAAATATTTACAACCACTAATTTGCTCAATTCGTTTACGTTCTTGTTCAATAGTATTAGGATTCCATTGAGGAATTTGACTTAATAAGTTTTGAAATGTCATTAAATATTTATTTTCTTCATTAGTTTCTATACATAATTTAGTAGCTTCATTAAAAATAGATTTTATACCTTGAATAATTGTAGAATTTAATATACTAACAAGCCGAGCACACCATTCGTTTTTAGAGTCAGTTAAACTATTTATAGAATAATCATCCATTTACATAGATAATATATTTTCTAAATATGATTCAGAACGAAAAAACATAGAATTTAATATAAATAAAATAAATAATTGTTCATTTCTTAATTCTTTTTTTACTTTGCTAATAGTTATAAGTAAATTATATTTATCATAATTATCATCATATGTAGTTTTAATATAATTTATTAAATCTAATCCAGAAAGTCCTTTATCATATAATTTAGATGATAATGTTACGATAGTATCGAGTGTATTAATATTAATTAAAGTTTTTTTTAAATAATTTATAGTATTAAAATTAGAATTTTGTATAGATTCTAAATTATATTGATATAAATTAATATAAGATTTATTTATTAAAGGATATGGTATATATATTTCACAAAATCTAGATAATATAGGTTTTAATAATTTATATTTATCTTCAATAATTATAAAAAATCTGGTATTATGACTAAATAATTCAATACATCGTCGCAAGGCTGATTGCGCATCAATTGTCAATTTATCTGCGTTCGATAAAATAATAGTTTTAAAAAAGTTACCCTCATTATAATTTATGTGTGTTTTAGCAAAAAATTTTAATTCTTCTCGTATAAATTTTATACCTTTACAATGTGCACAATTAACAAACATAATATATTCATTTTTTACACTAATATTATTATAAATCTTATTAATAAATGAAAATACTAATGTACGTTTTCCAGATCCACTAGGACCATGAAATATTATATTAGGTATTTTTTTCTCTTGTAAAAAATAATCTAATTTTTCAATAATAGTTTCATGAATAATTAATTTTTCTTTCATATTAAAGTAATAAGGAGATATCCCCTTAAATCCCTTAATATGAAAATAAATTTATCTAATTGCTAAGATAAACTAATAATATTTGTTTATTTATAATAATTTACATAGTTTTCGGAGATTGTATGTTACCAATAGCACAGTTATAAATATTAAAAATGTAAAAGTTAATATTTATTTAAAAGTTAGTAACACTATGAGCATATGGGTTATTTTTAAATGCAGAAAGCATATCTGGATTAATACGTTCGGAATTGACAGATTGACTATATTCTTGAGGCATATTAATTTTACCATATGAATCAGATGAAGGAATAGTATCAGCTATAGAGTTTTGTTTTGGTAATTGAAAATCTTGTGCTTGCATCCTATCATTAAGACGGTCATTATCTCGTCGTCCAATATCTAAATTAGTATTACTATTATGCATTGCCATATTACCTTGCATTGTCCAATTTTCATGCGTTTTATTAATATTATTACGTTGATTATCCCAAGCACTAACATTCATTTGCGCTTCATATGTAGATGGACCACCAACAAATCCCATATTCGATGAATCACATTTATTTCTTTCTTGTTCTTTAATTTGAATTTGTGTAGACTGGTATCCGCCTTCAGGTACAGATAGATGTGAAACATTTAAATAATTAAGACCAATTTTATCACTTGTAGTTTCTTTAATAGTAGTTTTTAATTTATTTTCCGGATTAGTAATAGGTAAATTTGGAACTAACGCAGCAACATTACCAGTTGTGTTTGCATTACATATAACGTTTTCTTTTCTAGTAGGACGTAATGCGTCAACAATTGGTGCAAGCATGGCTTTAAATGTTCCATTAATACCTCCTACAGTTCCATTATTGTTTGCTTGGCAATTATTATTTCTATTATTATTTAAAATATTATATCCTTTAATACCATAATCAGATTCACTCGCTGATGCATGTCCAACTGCTGATGCAGGATTAATATCAGTAGCACATAATTCTGGTCGTTTTGATGGTTCATAGTGGGAATTAGTATATGATGCTTTAGAGTTGCCATCATTTGCGCTAACACCAAAATATTCATTAGATGTCGATGTTCTATTTCCGTCGGGCATAACATATTCTGGAATAGATGATTGTCCAATAGATGATCCGGTAGTAGTAAACCAGCGTTGAGGACCAAGTTCAAAATCTTTATTAGGACGATTATTTTCTACAGTACCCTGAATTCCGGGATTTTGTATTTTTGAATTAATTGGACCTTCGTGTCCAGAAAGTTCATATGATATTTTAGGATTAGTTTTTACACGTAGTTCATCTACGGTTGGTGGAGCCCATGCATCACGGTTTAACATACCAGAATTAAATCCACCAATACCTTCGGTTGTAGATCCTAAACCTAATCCTGGCCCAACTTGCTCTTGTTTCCATGGTAATACATTTGAAACTTTAGTACTGGGTAATTGTCTAGATTGTATAAAATCACTACTATTGGGTGCACCATGAGTATATTGTATATTATTGCCTGGTTTGAATAGAGGAGCTTGTTCAACTTTTTGAATATGATAATTTCCAGCACCTTGTTGATTGTCTAATATACTTTTTGAATGCATTGAATCTATTTGTGGACCTTTAACTTTTGACCCAAAAAAAGGAACCATGTTATTATGTTTAAAATCCGATGTATCTATAGAATTTCCAGTAAGACTATTATAATCGGAATTAGATTTATTATTAGATTTATTATTAGATTTATTATTATCAAAATTATTTGTTTGTTGATAGTTTTGATTTTGTAAAGTAGATACATTATTGTTAAAAAATTTATCGGTTGTTTGATTCGGATTAATATACCGTTTTGTATAATTAGCGTTATTTGTATCAATCAATTTACTTTCTACAGGAAAATTTTTACTAGGAACATTAACAATTGGCATTTGTGATTGATTTACTTGTTTGCCCATATTAACATAATTTTCATTGTTATTATCTTTATTAGAAATAACATATAAAAACCCTAATCCAATTAAAGGTATTGCTAATTCTGCCATTATATATAAACAATAATATATTAAAGAAGGATTTTGTTCTCTTTATAATCCTAAAGTTTAATAAATGATTTTTTAAAAGAGTAAAGTCTTTATCCTAAAGTTTTAAATAGATAAAATTATTTATTTTTTACAAGAATTATAATTATCTTTTTCTAAAATTCTTGAACTAATATTATTATCAAATTGTATTTCTGTATGATTTTGTGGATTATAATATAAAAATGTTGGATTATTTTGTTCTAAATCTCTTAATTGCCATGCTGGAATAGTAGTTCTTGATTCGGATGTTATAATTGCTGAATTTGTTGGAAAATTAATTTCTGAAAAATTATTTTCTAATAGTTCTTCATTTGGATTTTTTGTATTAATACAATCTCTATCTAATTGTCGATCTATTCCTTTTAATGCACTATTAACATTTGTTACATTTTGAGATAAATTTGCACCAAATTTTTGTAATCTAATATGTGGATCTTCTATATAATATGGTTTTGTACCATTACCTGGAACATTTAATATATATTTATTATATGTTGTATCTTCATCCAATAATTGATTTATTCTATCTTTATCATCATATGCACGTGTAAATGCCATTAATATTAATATATATTAATATATATTAATATTTTACACTAATAAATAAAAAGTTTAAAAAAGTTTAAAAAAGTTTAAAAAACTAATTATAATTGTGGTCGCTGTGTATAATCAGGAACAACTTTTTTTGACATAATAACCTGTTCTCTCTCAAAAAAAGATACAGATGGTAAAGTTTTTAATTGTGGAAGAACATCTGGTTTTGGATTTACTAAGTTAGTTGAATCAATACCGAATAATACTGACTCTATATCTATTGGATTATAAGATAAATTATCAGGTGGCATATATCCTCCTAAATATGATACCGGTAATGCTGGATTTACAGCATGACCGTTTGGTCCATTATAATATGCTAAATTATTTCTAGTATCAGCTAAACCTCTTTGTTCAAGACAATAATTGCCAGTACTATTTTTATCTCTCGTAGATGTCATTATATTTATTATAATAATATATTTTTTAATATAATAATAAATAAATAAAGAAAGTTTCTGAAAGTTTATATAAAATTATAATTAATAAGTTTCTGAAATTTTTCTTTATTAATAGGTAGATTATTAATAAGAGAACATAATATAGAATGAATTAAATTAAAAGTATGGAATCCAAAACACATTCTGAATAATATTAATTCATCATTAATAATATCTTTATTAGTTGATGCGATAATTTGTTCTATATATGTATTTGTTTTGAATTTTTCATATAATTCTTCGGTTATTTTATTAACAATTGTATCATCAAAAATATCTATATTAAATGCTTGTAAAAGTTGTATTTGATAAAGTTGATTAGATTCTGATAAATCATCGATTAAATTATATGTACAAACAAAATCTGCGATATAATTTATTGAACTATTTGAAATATCTGAACTATTTGAAATATCTGAACTATTTGAAATATCTGAACTATTTGAAATATCTGAACTATTTGAAATATCTGAACTATTTGAAATATCTGAACTATTTGAAATATTATTTATCATAATAAATTAATAATAAATATTATATTATTATTAAGTTGTTTTCAAATACTTATATTAATAATTCTTTATAAATTAGGATTAATACTAGTAGGTAATTTATGACCAAATACAATCATATATACAGAAGTAAGTAATCCGAACAAAACCGATCTTGTTAAAGCAACAGTATTTGATTGTTTTAAAAGATATATCATTAATAAATATGCAATACCAGCAATTATAGCGCCATGTAAAACCATTTCTAAAGGACCTTCCATTATTATAATATAATTATATATTAAATTATTAAATTATATTAAATTATTAAATTATTAAATTATATTAAATTATATTAAATTATATTTTTATTCCCGATTAAGAATTCTTGAAGGAATACCACCTCTAACCCATCCATCTGCGGCAACACCTTCAACTAAATTCGCTGGATTGCTAATAGTTGCTTCTAAAGATGGAATAAGTGGATAATATATTAAATTAGTATGATCAACTTCACTATTTTGATCGGCACTTTTTCTATTACTATTAATATTACAATTTGTTAGATCACATTCTACATCAATATTTGATGGACCTTTTCCTAAATATGGTACGGTGGAAAATAATCTTTCTTGATAAGTGGCTTTTTCTGGTGTTCGAGCTAATTGTGAAAATTTTAAAGATGTATTTTTATCAATATTATTAGAATTTATTCCACCGGCTGGACTACCTTGAAAAAATACATTAGGTTGATTTGTTGCTAAATTAATAGTACTGTTTAAAGATGAAGAAACCATATAATTTTCAAGGGCATAGTTACTTGCATTTATATTTTGTTTATTTTTATTTGTCATATCACATTCATCATTTCCAATTCGGGATATATTATTAAATGGTTGACTAATAGAAAACATTATATATATAATTATTTAATATAATATTTTAAGTAAAAATCAATTTAACTATTTAATATTTTTTGTGTTTATGAGATTTGTGTTTATGAGATTTGTGTTTATGAGATTTGCATTTATGAGATTTGTGTTTATGAGATTTGCATTTATGAGATTTGCATTTATGAGATTTGTGTTTATGAGATTTGCGCATTTTACCACCAATGGCAGTATTATTTACTTGATTTAATGTGGTTCTATTCGATTTAGTTATAGCATTTGTAATTATACTCTTCATCATTGGTTTTAGTATAGGTGTAGCTTGTTCAAACACTTTAGCCCCAGTCGATCCCATACGTTCTTTTACCAATACATGTAATTTATCGGTTATTCCATCGACCATAGTATCTGAATTCTTATGCAATAAATTATGTACATCATTAATCGAGTTTGATACTAGTTGTTTAGTAGTTATTGGATCGGAATTTTCTGGATAAGAATTTTCTGGATCGGAATTTTCTGCCATTATATATTAATGATAGACTATTCTTATGGATTAATATAATTATAGGCTCCACTATTAAGTTTTTCTAAAGCATTAGGATTACCTTCTTTCCCAGATATCATATTACCATATACAAATTCTTTATACGCATTAAGATCGTTCGGAATTTGTGTATTTGGCATTGAATTCCACGGTAACATAGATCGATTAAACATCATTTCGTCGCCAACATCTTTAAATAGTTTTTTATGAATATTTTTATCATTAAAAGGTTTTTCAATAAACTCTTTAACAGAATCATTTATATTTTTTTCAACAGTAGAATTAAATGCTGGTGCCGCTTTATTTCTTTTTGGATCATACATAATTTCTGGAACTAAAATATTCATTAAAGGATTTTTAGCGGTTGGTTTAGTAAAATTATTTGTATTTGCTTGATATTGATTTGATAAATTATTAGAAAATGCTTCATGAACACTGGCTTTATCTAATTTTTTCGAATTAATATTTCGTTGTATTAAATATAATACAATTATACTAACTAAAGTAATGATACCAATGTAAACAATTTTAAACGTTAACGTTAATAAATATCCAAAAAGTGTCAATAATATTACTAATCTAGTAATAGCATTTATTTTTTCTTCAGTAGTCATTTTAGCATTAGGCCATAATTCACTTATATTATCTTGTTTTAATAAAATAGTTGGATCATTTAACCAAATAGGAGTAGACATTATATATATTCTTAATTATTTTATTTATATAAAAAATCATATAACTAATATAATTATAAATTACTTTTTCTTACCTTTTGGTTTTTTCTTTTTTTTATTAGATAATTTATTACTTCTTTCTACAGTATCTCCTGTAGAAAAAATATATTCTTTCATTTGATCTAGATTAATATCGTTTAATATGTCACTTAAATTAGTATTATCAGTTGTATCATTTGGTTTAGTTGTATCATTTGGTTTAGTTGTATCATTTGATCTATTAATTTCAGTGGCTTTATTTGTTAGTTGTTCAAGTATACTTTTAGTATTATTATTATTATCTAATTTTGTTCGCATTCTTTCTTTCATTTTAGCAGATCGGATATTTTGTTCCATCGTTTTACTAAATGCCCCCATATCTACTTTTCCACCTTTCGCCCCTTTTCCCATACCAGGTAATCCCATTTTAGAAAACATATTTTCAAAATCACCCATTCCAGGCATATTTTTCATTTTATTAACTAATTCAGATGCTTCAGCAAGCAATTCCGACTCCTTAATATTGCCTGATTTTAATTTATTATCTAATTTAGAACCTACAGTTTGAACTAAATTCATTAATTTACCAGGATTTTTAAATAATTGTTTAAATACATCATCGACCGATTCTACATTTTCAATATTTATATCTAAATCTTGAGCAGTTTCTTCAGCTATTTCTTTTGCCAGACATCCTAATTTACCTTCCATCATTTGATTAATATGTGAATGTAGTTCTTCAGCATTAGGAAGATCTGTATGATGTTGTTTTTTATTATCAGTATTATCAGCAGTATCAGTATTATCAACATTATCAACATTATCAGTAGAATGTTCTTTATTAAATATATTACCCATTTGATCAATCGTTTCTTCTATTTTTTTTTTAAATTCATCTTGATTAATAGCTTCAAATAATTTGGCGGTATCACCAAATGATTCATCCGAATCTAACTCATTAATAATACAAAATAAAATTAATTGTAAATACTTCCAAATAATTGCTTTTGTATTATCACTAATATCTTCATTCCATAGTTCTATAAAATTTATACCTGGTAATAGTTCCAGTTTATCTTGATTAAGAAATATTTCTTCATTTTCATATAATATATTAAAAAATTGTTTAGGATATATTTCTTTACAATATTCATACATGTTGGGAAACTTATTAACTTCTCCATCAGCACCAATAATTTCTAAAGATAAATTCTCTTCGTCTTCATTATTAATAAAGTTATATAAATAAGCATTATTATTATTAGTTATTTTATCAGGAAAAGTTCTAATTAAATCATTTATAAAATCTTTACATATTTGAGTAAATTTTTCTGTCATAATATATTTAATAATAAATATATTATATTTAAATTATAAATAATACATATTACATAATTTCGATAAATTTTGTATATATTGTATAGATTTTTGTAAATTTTCTTCACTTAGTTGCTTGATAGGGTCACGTAAGGTAGCAATTTTTTCAAGAATACTAGATATATTTTCGGTATATTTCAAATCATCAGCATAATCTTTTTCAATAAAAAAACGAATATTACCATTTTCAATTTCCGAACTATATTTATCATATATATAATCTTTCCAAATTCTAATTGTTAATTTTGGATTAACTTTTCTAATAGTAACTAATGCTGTTTTAGACAATTGAATATCTACATTATCAGGGAAAATCTTTATTATATCATCAAAAAAATCTATAATATGATTATTAAATGCGTTTAATAAATCGGATTTATTCATATATTACATTAAATAAAAAATCTTTATATTTTAATATTAATATTTTAATATTAATATTTTAATATTAATATTTTAATAAATTACATACCTTTTTCTCTTTCTTGTTGTATTTTTTCCATTGATACATCACCTATTTTATTAGGTGTATAATTATCCGGAGGAGTTTCAATTTGATCAATGTATTCTAAAGTAGCATTATTTCTTAATTGTCTTAATCCACCATCGCCCTTAGCAGACATAGATTCATTGGTTTGATCTAAAAAACTATAATTATCAGATATAACACCAGATCTATGTATATCGCCAAAATTAAATGATCCTAGATCATCATTGCTTGTTTTTTCAATAACAGAAGTTTGTTTAGGTTGTAAATATTCCATAATATTTGATCCATAAATAACTTGATTTCCACGATTTAATAATAATAATGCGGGAACTTTATTAATAGTAGGAGGCATTATAATTTCTTTTTGATTAGATAAAATAATATATGTACTACCATCCGGTTTTTTTATACGATTATCTATACATAAAAAATGAATATCATTTTTAATTTGCGATTGTGATAATTTAGGTAATATATCACTACAATTATTACAAAGATTACTATAATATAATATAAGACTCATTATATTATAATATTTATTTAGATTCATTATTTTAAACTAATTTTATTTATTACTAAATAAATATATTTTATTTATTTTAGAAAATTGATTTAATAATTTATTATCTATAAATATCATAATGGATCCGCAAGTTATAGATTTAATTGAAGAAAATAATATTCTTAAATTTACTATTAATAATATTAATGTTAGTTATGCAAATGCTATTAGAAGAGTTATAGTATCAGATATACCAACTGTAGTTTTTAAAACTTTCCCCCATGAAAAAAATGATGCGGTATTTACAGTTAATACAAGTCGATTAAATAATGAAATTTTAAAACAACGATTATCGTGTATACCAATACATATTTCTGATCTTGAAATGCCATTAAAAGATTATATTCTTGAAATAGATGTGAAAAATAATAGTGATACAATTATATATGTTACTAGTGGTGATTTTAAAATAAAAAATTTAAAAACTGATAAATACTTAGATGCAGCAACAACAAAAAAAATTTTTCCACCAAATAATATTACTAAAGAATATATAGATTTTTGTAGATTACGACCACAAATTTCAGAAACAATTCCTGGAGAACATTTAAAATTGTCTTGTTTATTTAGTATTGGAACAGCAAAAGATAATGGTTCATTTAATGTAGTGTCAACATGTAGTTATCGTAATACGCCTGATTATAATGCAATAGAAGATGCAAAATCAAATAAAGAGGAAGAATTAAAATTAAAATATTCAGAAAGTTCAGATGTAAAATTTCATTTACAAGATTGGATAAATTTACATGCAAAACGTATATATATACCAGATTCATTTGAATTTAAAATACAAACATTAAATGTATATACTAATATACATATTATTATTACAGCAATTAGAAATTTAATCGAACGATTAAATACTATTATAGAAATATATTCTACTCAAATTAAATTAATAATTAATAGTGAAATTACAATTCCTAATTGTTTCGATATTATATTAGAAAATGAGGATTATACTATCGGTAAAATATTAGAATATACATTATATAATACATATTATGAAAATTATAAAACATTATCATTCTGTGGATTTCAAAAGCCACATCCACATATTAATATTAGTATTATACGATTAGCATTTAATACTCCAACCGAAAAATCTACTGTAGTAGAATACATTAACAATTCAGCAAGTATTGCTATAAAATTTTATGAAAAAATTTTAGAAACAATTTTAGAAACAATTAATAAATAATTTAATATAACATATTTAATTTATATTAAATTAATTAGTGTCCATTGAATCTGAACTCTCCATTTCAAGTGATGGATCTACAATGGTTTTAGCAAATGTCCGCATATTATAATTTAATGAATACATTAACTTTGCTGATTCAAGATTATTAATATATTGTATAACAATATTTTTATTGATATATCCTTTGGTTTTTTTGATAGATAAATAATATTGATGTAGCGTGTACATATGTAATCGAAATTGTTTTGGAAACTCAATTAAGGGTTTTTCTTTTTTAATATAACATCTAATATAATTTTCATATAAAGTATCTGTAAAAATATGAACTTGATTTTTAAATAATAAAAATTGCTTACTATTTTCAGGGAAATACTGTAAATTTGATTTAACTAATCCAGCCTTTCTTAATGATAAATATTGAAATTGAAGTTTTGTATTATTTCCTCGTAAATATTTTATATTTTGATAATTTGGATTATGTATTTTAGTTCTATCACCATTTTTATTATAAATCATAACACCCAATAGATTTGCATCAGTATTCATAGATCCATATTTATTATATAAATCAGTATATGATAACATATCATATCTTTTTGGTAAAAATATATTATTTGGTAGAGTAACATGTTCTCGTGGAATTACTGATATTTTATAATTATCAATCTTATAACATGCAATTAAATATAATCGTTTTTCATAAATTTGTAAAACAAATTTATTTTTTGGATGTTGCATTACTAAAGAATAACAATAATCTTTAGATAATACTTCAAAGTCAATATGTAGTTCATCACAAATATCATAAAATAATTTTGAAAAGATAGGTTGATCTTTAAAATAAGTAATATTACCACCTACACTAGTTTTAGTAGCAATTTCCCATTTATTTATATCATGATCATAAAATAAATTAATCATAGTCCCTTCAATATATTCTTCAGCAATACAGTCTTCCTCTACATACGTATTCATAAATACTATAATATTTGTTGCTTTTGGTGGAGAAAATACATTAATTTTATTAAGAGAAGAAATAATTACTGATCGAATATTTTTTATTAAATAAAGGATATCATATGTGATATAATTTTTGTCATATTTGATAATATTGTATGTTTTATTATTTTTTGCCCAACATTTTTCAATAAGTTTATATTCTTTAATAAAATTTATATCTTTTAATGATGATAAATCATAATCGATATTTAACATACTATTAATAAATAACACTTATATATCTTTAATATCATTTCGTAAATGATAATAATTTCTACTATAAATATAAGGTAATGGAAGATTCACCCAAAAATAATATAAATATACAATTAGGCGATATATTAATTTTTGCAGCTCCAGAAAATATATTATATGATAATAAACAATTTTATG